TATCCGTCTCCAGGCCGAACTCGCCCGCATCGAGAGTTCCTAGATTCGCCGCCAGCGCCTTCTTAATGTCGGCCTTCAGCGTCTGGAGGGCGTTGATGTCCGCCGCCAGAATCTTGTCCGTGTAGTCAACCTTGCTTGTCCACGTTGCCATCTTATTATCCTCTTACCAAGGCGGTTCCAACTCCACGTCCCACGAGGTCAGTGGAGCCTCTATCTCTGGGATGACCGTCACGCCGAAGGTGTCCACCCCAAATACCGCCAGCCCGAAAAACGCACCGAGCGGCCATTCGGGTTCAAACGTGAGGCTTCCCGCGGGCCACGGTCCTTCAAGCGGAACGCTCATCATTACCCCATCGCAATCTGTGACTCGATGACCGGCAGACCCACCGCCGTCGAATCGGCGGAGAGCAGGACATAGAGTGCGCTGGTGTCATAAATCTGGGGGAAACCCGTATCCAGCGGGCCGTGGACATCCCCGGCATTGACCGTAAATGCCTTCCCCATCCAAATCGGGCGAAGCACCATGACGTTGAACGTGCCGACGGTGGCCGTGTTCCCGCGTACTCGTGTAATCTGTCGGATTCCGGTGTCCCCGGCCGCCAGCGGGATTCGGGCGCACCGACCAACGGGCGTAGTGGTAATGAGCGTGACATCGCCCGTGTCGCCCGCGACCCCGTCCTGGTTTAGATAGTTCACCTGGACGTGCTGTACGCCGGTGCCGACAGTAACCTGTTCGACCCACAACTGAAGACCCGCGTAACTGCCGCCGTTAATGCGGGCCGCATAACTCGGTTGCGCGGCCAGTGTCGTGTCGGCGTTGAAGGCATAGGCCCCCGCCGCGAAAAGCCGGTCGTATAGATCGAACCGACAGGCAACGCTACTGCCGTAATAGACGCGCCCCAAGTAACCGTCGCGGCCCGAGAAGGTGTTAATCGTCGGATAGCCCGCCGTGGCATCCGTGGGCACTAGGCCCGCCGCGGTCTCGCCGATAGCGAGTACGCCCGCACCGGGGTCTCCGGCGAGGTCAAAGACCGAGTAGGGGGTCTGGGCAACGAGCGTGCGTGAGCCGGTTTTCGACCACAGTACCCGTTGCTTAACCGCCGAGAGGAATCCGCTCTCCCCGTCGATTTTCTTGATAGCCATGTTAAATCTCCTAAATTACCTGGCCGAACGTCGGCCCAGGTCAATCCGGGGTTCCCGGTAATGCTCATAAATTGACTTTGCGACTTCTTTCGAGATGTCGGCGTTCTCGGCGTCCCAGGAGTCTTCAAGTTTCTGATTATGTTCGTCCACCATCGCCGCCGTCTTGTTCGGGTCAGCGGAGTAATGCTGGGATAGTTTCTGGGCGTAGAGAACCCGCTGGTCTAGCGGATGGTAGCCGATATCGTGGTATTCCTCGTCCCGGTAGCAGACCGTCCGAATCAGAACACTTCGTGACCGCCACTCACCGTAGTCCTGGTCGGCATCTTTGCGGTGGGCGAGAATCCATTGTCTAAGTTGCCAGCGATGGATTCGGGGATGCCACACAACGAACAAATCCTTGTCCAGAATGGACAGTTCTTTGCTGAACCAAGGGTCCGGGGTCATAAATCCTCCAAAGAAAAAAGGGAGGGGCGGACGGCCCCCGCCGGGGAGCCGCCCGTCCTCTTGAGAATCAGAAATTACCCGGCGGTGTAGTTGGTGGTTTTGCCGTGAGCGTTGCGGCAGTCGGTGCCGAGGTTCGCGTAAATCTTGAACCACGCCTCGTAGGCGTCCGACCCGGCCACGGGCTTGACCACGCCCCCGCCCTTGTCGTCCCACACCAGGTTCTTGAGAACCCAGAGAGTGAGATGGGGGCGAGAGAGGTAGTACATGTACTTCGTGGGGCAGAGTTTGTGCGTGACAACGGGGAGTTCGACGTTCCCGCCGACGTACTTGATGGCCTTCCACCCGGCCGCGAGGTCAAGTGTGTCGATCTTGCGGAGAGCCTGCATCAGAGCGATGAGCTTGTTGCGGAGTAGTTGAGTGGTGAGGATCATGTCTACGGATTCGCCGTCGGTGTTGTTGTCGATGGTGTCGAGGTCCTGCTGAATGAGTGTTTCGGAAAGAACTCCACCCGTGGTGTTGACCATCGACTGCCAGGCGAGTTCGGTTCCCGGGGGGATACCCTGGAAGTTCGTCGCGCCGGGAGAGGCCGCCGTATTGACGATTCCGTCAATGCCCATCATTTCGCCCATGTTGTCGGCGGTGGCGTGATAGGTGTTGGCCTTGTAAATAGTGTCGCCGTCAGCGATGGCGTTGGTGATTGTCCCGACAACGGTAATGGTGTGACCGGCGGTATCCACGGACGAAATCTGAACAGCGGTGGCGTTGAGGGTGGACGGGGTGGAGTCGATGATGTCGATGACCTGGCCCTTGCGGAAGAACTTTTCGAGAGGTGTGTCCCCGACGATGCCGCCGGGGTTATCGACCGGGATGACCTGCGCGGCGTTGGCACCGGACGCCTGACCCAGAACCGACTTGCCGCCGCAGAGCAACTGCCGGTCGATGTCGAGCGTGAAAGCGTCGGTGACGCCCTGGATTTCGCCCTGAAGAACGTCAATCCATCCGCCCTTGCCCTTGGCGGATTCGATAGAGAAACCGTCAACCTGGACGCGGCCATAAATCCGTTTCATCGTGATGATGGACTGGTCGTACAGGTTGCGTTGCGCCGTGGGGAGGGTGTAGTCGTTCGCGGCCCTCGCGCCGACGGCTTCCGTGAGTCCGACCCTAACCGGGGTCACGATCTGCTTGCCAACCATGTCCTGGGTTTTCTTCTTCAACATCGCCCACAGGATAGACTTCTTCCAGAGCTGGTTGATGATCGCTGGAGTGTAAAACTCCTTCAAAATGTCAGAGATATACTGCAACTTCGCCGGTTATTTCTAACCGAGTTGGACTGTCGCTTCGCCCATTACGGCGTTCTCGCACTCAGTCTCTGCAAGTGCAAATGGTGTTAAAGAGGCTATCCTTGCGGATTTAAGTCTCTTGAGGAAGTCTTCTCGCTTCCTAATAACTGACGCCGGAAGGCCACTCTTGTCGGTAGTGTGTTTCTGGTAAATAAAAAATTTCATGGCTATATCAGCCTGAGCCTTCTTTTCAACAAGAAACGGCCTCATTTTTTTGAGGGCCTCGTATGCCTTTGCGCCATTTAGTGCCCAGTGATAGGCGACAAAACGCGGTGTCAGATTATTGTTTAGCGTGCGTTTCTGCTCCCCGTAACGTCCACCAAACATGCCAATCATTTTGTTGAGAGATGAGACAGACGTGCTGTTCATCTGAATCATTAGTCTCCAGGAATTCCATCCCTGCGATTTGTCATTGACAATAGAGACACAACCCTCTCCGTCAAAGAGACCGGCACAATACGCATGGTCTAAACGCGACACCGTTACACCATCGCTTCTTGAGGGTTACCATATCTAACGAGACGTAGGCTTCCCCGTTGATTAGCGAGAATTTTAAGAATACCGCAGCCCATTTCGGGCCGATATTCTTGTCCAGCCATTTGAATTTTCCGTTAAAAAATGCCGTCAGGAGGCGTTACTCGTTGTCGCCCTCTTGACCTTCGATCATTCGGGCAAACGCCTTTTTCGCCGCCTGTCCAGCGGAGTCCATACTAGTTATTTTCGCTTTGGCGGCAGGGACCGTCCGCGCACCCTGAGTCGAGGGCTTCTGGGGAATAATCCGCGCCTTGGAGTTCCGGGCAAGATAGGCCGCGATGACCTCATCCTCGACCGTCTTGCGGACCTCGGGCGCGTGTTTGAAGACCTCTCTGATGTGTTCGATGGAACCGTAAATCGCGTGACTGCGCCGCACCAAGTCGGCCAGCGGGATGTCGGGACGGAGCGCGTGAACGGCGATGACCTCTTCGGTACTCGCCAACGGGAAGTCTGTCTTGTGCGACGTAAGGTCGTCAAGAAACTCCCGCGTCTTCGCTTCCGTTTGCTGACTCTGTATCCCGCCCTCGATGGCGTTCAAGCGTTGAGCCTGCGACTGGTTCTCCTTCCACATCGTCAGGGCGGCCTGTTTCACGGACTTCACGTCCTCGGTGTCGTACTCGCTCGGCTGGAGTTCCTTGGGAGGAGTTGCCTCCACCTTCGTTGCCTCAGCGGGGCGGTACCGCTCCCGAAGTTGCGTGGCCTGTAAAACGTTGGCCTCTGCCTGCCGTTCTCGTTCCGCGACCGCTTGCTCTTTCTTGGAGAGTTCGGTCCCGATCTGGGTCATGCGGACGCCCTTCTGGACGAAGGCCAGGATGTCCTCTTTAGCGAAATCGCTAAGTTTGTAATCCTTGCCCTTGATTTTCAGGGGCGAGTCCATACCCAGATATTTCAGGACTGCCTCGGTAGTCTTTTCTGCTTCTGTCTTCTCTACCGCAGTCTCTTTCTTCTCTGCTTCTGGTTCCTTCTTTTCCTCTTCGGCGTCCTCCGGCTTGTCCTCCTCGGACTCCTCCTGGTCTGGACTTTCCTTCTCGGGGGGAGTGTTCAACTCCTTGTCCTCTCCTAAGTCCTCCAGGGTGATGTCCTCGGCGGGGTCTTCGGTTGCCGTTTCGTCCTTGTCGTCGGGGACGAAATCGTCTGTCAAATTCTTAGGCATAATTAAAAACTCCGTATACCGTCGCCGTCGCACGCCTTCCCGGTTGCCTTACTGGGCCGGGGGAGCGGGTTCCTGAGCGATTGGTTGCGGTGCCGCCGGGCCACCCGGACCGGCAGCGGGTTGCGGCGGCTGTAACTTAGCCACCGTCGCGTCGATATGCGTGTTCAACGCCTGTTGCTGATTAGGCGTATAAGAATCGAATTTCGGACTCAACCTGTCCCGAAGGTGGTACTTCAAATGAGCCAGGTTGTCGTCCAGTGCGTATATCCACACCAATGTCGAGTTTGGGTCGATATTTGGGTCATTCTCGATAAGCGCGTTCTCCCGCATCGCCCGTTTCTCGTGGAGGAGCGAGTCCGAAAATAGTTTCTTTACCTCCCCGAGTTCGATGAGTTCAAGGACGGTCTTGGGGTCGCTCAGAATCTTGGAATCCCACAATTTCTGGATGTAGTCGATACGGAGTGCGCGGGAGCGGGGGAGTCCGGTCTTGGAGCTGACCTTGACATCCGTGTTGCCCCGAAGGTCGGACCCCCGGAACTTGATGGCCCCTTCGATGCTGTTCTTGCCGCAGACCTTGATGAGCCGCCCCACCGTGTACTTCTCCTGCACTATCCGCAGGGCCAGACTCCAGGCGTCCGAGAAAACCGCGTCCATGTCGGTAATCATCGGGTCGAGAACCTGGTCATCCTGTTCCAAGAGGACGTTGACTAACGCCCCGGAAGCGTGGCTCGCCCGGTTGGGAAGTCGTCCGAAGGACGCCTCGTGGACGCCCGCTACCATCTCGAACTCGCGCTCCAGCTCCGTCCCGTTCTGGATGACCCAGGGCGGCATCGCGTCCATCCGCAACTGCTCCGGCCGACCGGCGTTCATGTTGTAGTCGATAAAGATGGCCCCGGACTGGTCGAGGATGTGTTCCTTGTTCACCATCCCGTCGAATCCGCCCAGGATGCGAACCTGACTCGCCCGTTGTTCGGCCTGGGAAACGATGGACTTGTGCCGGTTATACGCCCGCTGGACGGGAACCAAGTCCTTCATGGTCCCGTCGTTGTAAACAATACCCTTCTCGTAGTGATTGATGGGGACAAGTCGGTCCTCGTGGAAGAAAACCGGGATTTCCCCGTAGGTGTTCTCCCGACTTTCGAGTACCTTATCCGCCGCCGTGATGACGTACATCTTCGGCGTCCAGAAATGCTTTTTGATGACCAGTTTTCCGGTGATCTTCTCGTTGTCCGAGGACTGACTGAATTGAAAGTCCTCGTCCCCGGAGTTATCGAGCGACAGCATCGTGTCGTGGACGTTCGACTTCTCGTTGAGCGACCCTTCTTCCAGCCCGTATTCCTCTTCGATCGCGTCGGCCTCGACCTCTTCGCCGTACATGAACCACCGCCACTTGTTCCGGTCGAAGTTCAACGGGTCCACGCGACAGTTGAACGGGGACAGAACCTCCATCCCGATGTCCCCCGGCTCCGTGATATTACTGAACCTGTCACCGATGGGTTGACCGCCATCGTCTAGGACGGGTTCCTGCTGGCGGGCGACAATCCCGGAGTCCTCGGAGTTCCAGAAGACCCGGAGATAGGCCCGGTTCGTCAGGATGAGCCAGGCGTTGAACGACCGCCGGAGGGACGAGAAGTGGAGTTTGTCCGACAGGAACTCCAGCACCTTGTCGCCGACATCGGCGGCTTGGGTGTCCTCGTATTCGTCGGTGTTCGGGACAACCCCCATGTTCGCGGAGGTCTGCGTCAGTTTCGCCAGCATCGTCCGGGCGAACGACCGCATCCGGTTGAAGACGAGTTTCCGTTTCCGCTTTATCTGGACCGGGGCCAACGTCTTCGACCCCTTGGCGTAGTCATAGTATTGGTATCCACTGACCCATGCGAGAATTTTTTTCCATCGAGGAAACCGCATGGTTACATCAGGATGCTCGTCAAATATAGTGTTTATCTTCTCAAGGAGGTATTCTTCCTCTTCGTTTGTCAGGGGCTTGTTGCCGATGATGTGTTCTTCGATTTTCCGTAAATTCATTTTGCCGCCCCCTTCCCGTGAAACTTGTTGACGTGTTCGGCATTGGCATTAAACAACATGAGATTGTCGATACGGTTGTCATCCCTAATTCCGTTGATGTGATGGCAAACCTCGGTCGGCAAGAGAGTCCGGCCCACGTGGGCCTCCATAACAAGGCGGTGTTCAAAGACATAGCCGCGACCATTGGCAAGGGGGTGGGTGGGAGACCACACGAGAACATAACCCTTATCCGTCTTTCTGCGGCCGCCGTGCCAGTTACTACCATTCTCCCCGCGCTGGGCCGCAGACATCCTGGCGAGAGTTTCCGGGCCACGCTTCTGCCCAAAGCTATTTCTGTTTCCCCTCAAAGCCGCCGCAATTTTAGCGCAGTGTTCCGGTGTTTTTGTGTATTTACCCCTCATGGCCTATCCTCAGTAGAGACTGTCCGGGTCGTCCTCTTCCTCGGCTTCCTTCTTTGCCTCTTTCCGCTCTTCCCGGGCCTCTTTCCTGACGGCCTCGACTTCCGCTACGTCCTTCTTGAACTTGGTCTCGTAGTACTGGAACTGCGGAAGGTCGCGGGCCATGAGCCGATTGAGGAGTTGACCGCGTTCCCGGCGGTGAAACACCTCGTTCACGGCGTAGAGAACGATAAGTGCAATAACGATGTATTCGGTCATGTTTACCCCTTAGAACAAATGTTCCACGTCTTCGCTCAGGATCAGTTGCCCCGGGCGCACGACCCCGGGCATCTTGTCCCAAGACTCACGCTCCCGCTCCTCGTCCGTCTTCTTTAGGTGGTCGGGAACCACCAACATCTTCGGCGGGTCCGTCGCCGCCGGGAATACCACCACGTCCAGGATGTACGCCGCCGCGTCGATGATGTTGTCCCGCCGCTGTTCCTTGCCGGGCATGAACCGCATGAGTTCATCCCTGAAATCCGCCATCCCGTTCGGGGACAACAGCATCTGGCCCTTCTCCCACCAGCCCGACATATTTCCTATCCGCAGTTCCTTTGGTCGGGAGTGATGTTTCAACTCCACTAGCCGATACGGAATCCGCTGGGCGTACTCAAGGAGCGGCTTCGGAACCTTCCCCATCCGAATCATCTGGCCCAGGATGAACGGGAGCAAGTCCCGCACTAACCCGAATTTATGACTCTCAATCCCGATTAGCCCGGACTGATACGCCAGGGCCGTCTCAATAATCCACTCTATCGTCTGATGGTCCGAATACCGTTTGCGGGCCGCGTATCGGAAATACAGCGTCTTATCGACACCGGCGTCAACAACGACCATCCCGCTCTCGTCGTTGTCCTTGTTGTCCGTTCCGGCGAAGTCGGTCAACTGGTATGTCACTCGTTGCGGGGGCAGGACATTCCAAGTTTTGAGCCAGTGCAACTTGAACTTGGTCGAACTCAGGGCCAACGGGTCATTCAGGTACTGACCGCCGAACCGCTCCCCCTGCTCCTCCTTAATCTCGTGAATCTTCTTCTCGGAGAAAAGCGTGGGGAACGTCGAGCCCTTCTCGTTTACCGGGTCGGCCCAACAAGAGGCGTGAAAGAGATGCCACTTCCCGGTGTGCCACTCGAAATACGGCTCGGTCTGGTACTTTTTGAAAACAGCGTCTTTTGCCTTGTCATCAAGTCCCGCAAAGAGGAACCGCTCCATCAAGTCGCCGTAGAGATCGTCATACGCCCAGCGTGTGCCGGGAATGAACTCTATCGACTTCGGCATCTTCAGCGACTGGCCCAGCCGCCAGAAGTCCTTGACCTTCAAAATCTGGTCCGATGTGGCCGAGTTCTCGCGGTTCACTAAGTCGTCGTTGATGAGGCCGCCCGAGTAGTGCCGGGAAACGAGGTTGCCTTCAGCCGACCCCGTTTCTATCTTCGTCCCGCCGAGGTCTATCTCGCTCTGCGTCCAGCGGCGTGCCTCCGTCGCGGGGTTCTCGGGGATAACGTCCGCGAAAATCTTGCGGAGCAGTTCGTTGTACTGGAGGTTGTACTGAATCTTTGCTAGGAACTCCAGACTGTTCGGTAACGTAGCATTGTTGATAATGTACTGCTCTTGACGGTGCATCACTAAGTTCTGCAGCAACCGTTGAATCACCCAGCCGACCGTGATAAGATACGACTTCACCCATCCGCGAGGGAGGAGGATGAGTAGGATATTCCCGGGCTGGGCGTACTTCGTTATGAAATCGCAGAGCCGCTTATGGGTAGGCGGAAAGAGATGCTTATACCCAGGCGTTGGGTCGTCCAGTGTACAAAGGACCATCCGGCAGAGAAAGAATAAGTCGTGAAGACAGGACTCCCGCCAAAAGCGGGGGTCAGAGAGTTTCGTCCGTACATCGTCCACGGCTTACTGGAACATCCGCCCCTTGAGAGCGGCGATTATCGCCCGCCGCCTCTTAGGGTCCTTTTCCTTATTGGCCCTCTTGAGGAACGACTCCCGCGAGGTCATCCGGTCGGGCGTGTTCGGTTTCTTCTCGAACTGCTTGAGGGTTTCCGCTATCTTCTTGACCGCCTCCTTCGGCTTCTCTTCCTTCGGCAAGGAGGTTTCTTTGTTCGTTACCTGTTCGTCCATTATTCTCTCCGTTTTCGTCCAGTCGTTGAATTTCCTCGATAGTCACGGCCCCGCAGTCTATCAGCCCCCGGGCCATCTCCATGTTCACGTTGATGGTCAGGGTCCGTTTCTCCTCGATGTGACGCTCAGGAGAGTAGTCACCCCGGACCTTCAGGGCCTTGTCGAGATACAGTCCCCGCGTGAAGAAATCCGGGGCCTCCGCTTGTAGCACATTCCCGTCTTTTGACCGCTTTGTGGGGTAAGTCGCCTCCATCCCATCCCTGAACTTGGAGGCTATATACGGGTCATCTATCCCGGCCTTTACCAACGCTGTCTGGAGCGCGGTCAAAACAGGCGGTTCACACAAAAGGGCCGAACCCTCACTGGCGTGAGCATACCCAGCACGCAGGGCCGACTGACCCACGCCCAACCCAGCTACGTAGTTCTTTATGAACTTCTTGCGCTTGATGGTTAGCGGTTTCTTGCGAGTTCGCGTCACCCCAGCCATTACTTCATCACCTTGTTGACGAGCATCCCGACACCCACGCCAGCTCCGGCCCAGAGGACCTTTTCAAAAAAGGTCGATGTCTTCTGAGCCGAGATGAATTTCTTGAGGTCCGTGATGCTGGCGGCGAGGGCCGCATCCTTCTGGGCGTCGAGTAGCCGTTCCTGTTTGAACCCGGCGATCTGGTCATTGAGTAGGCCCCGTGCGTTCAACCAAGCGGGTTCACGAACGGTTTTATATTCATTCCAGTCGGCGAAGATGGCGACGGCCTTCCGATAGGTTTCTACTGACATCCAAACCATTTTTCCATCTGTCGTAATGTCAGTTACACCCAGGATTGCCGATCCCTGATCCACCAGTTGCGCTGGGGTCGCATGACTCACTTGGGTGAGGACCGACTGGAATATCTTTTCTCTCGCGGCGGCGTCTGCGTCGTGCTTGGCGAGTGCCGCCTCGCCCCGCGCTATCAACGCGGCCTGGTCTTTTATCTGGTCAGCCAACACCGTCACGGTCTCCGTCTTATTCTTGATGCGTTCGTTGAGTAAAGCGACTTTTCCCCGAGTATTCGCCAAGAAAAACCCGCCCGCAAACAGGACGAGACCGAGCAGGATATACGGGAGATACTTTTTCATCGTTCCTCGATCTCGCGGAACTTACCACTGACCGGGTAGTAGATTCCGAACACCCCCCAGAAGCCCCTGCCGGTCAGGTATCGGTAGGCATCCACGTCGCCCGGGGTGAACCCGCTGGGGCTGAAATGGTTATGGACGCAGAGGATGATGTCCGATACGGCCCGACCGGACCGCTGGATACTCGTTATCACCCACGAAATCGGCACGCTGACGGACTTGTCGTCGTTCGTCGAGAACGTCAGGAACGACCCGTCGCGGAAGATAAAAACAACCGTCTCGAACGGCTCGCGGAAGAACCCCTTGATGATGCTCCCCCCGGTAATGGAAACCGATTCAGAGATGAACGAGGAGACGGCAGGGTCCCTCTTCCCCGCAGGTGCGATCAGGAGCAGGGCCAAGCAGATGAACAGTAACGCCGTGATGATGTATTTCCGCATTGATGCTCCAGTTTGAATCAGGCCGGATGTCCCTCCGCGGCGTTTCTATGCGGGACGAACCCGCTGTGCCTGATGCCGCCCCGCCTAGTTTTGGCTAGGCCACTTCCCTGTTTTGGAGGATTGGTTATGCACTAGCCACCTCCGTTGTTTGTCTGGTGTTGCGGGGGCCAGAATCGGACTGGCGTGTGTAGGTTATGAGCCTACCGACTGACCACTAGTCTACCCCGCGGTGTTGCATTTCCTAGGTAAATGTTCACACTTACCTAGAACTGTTGACCTTTATACACACTCGTAGTAGTGATTCTCGGTTCGGTAATCCCGTATCTTCCGGGCCAGCCAACTGACCGTACACCGAAGCGGGGGCAAACCCATGAACTCGCACGCGGCCAGGTATTCCCGAATGGCCGACATCTTCCGCTGGATGTACTCCCGGTGGGGCCAGGGTCCGGTCCAGTTAGTCTCCACCTTACATCCGGTGCCACCGCACATGGTCGGACTGAGAATCAAATCGCTCCAAGTTCTCTCTGCGATTGTCGTCGGGTATCCCGTTGATATGGTGGACAACCTCGGTCGGCGAGAGAGTCCGGCCCAGGTGCGCCTCCATCACTAGCCGATGTTCAAAGACATACCCGTTGCCGTTGGCATGGGGGTGCGTTGGCGACTGCGCGAGAACATAACCATAGGAGTCATAATATCTTCCGCCCCGCCACCGGTAGTTGTTTTCTCCCGCATGGGACGCCGCTATCTTGGCACGGACTTCAGGACTATGCTTACGACCCATCCCGGCGACCGATAGTTTGGCCCGCGTTACTTCGGTGATGGGGGGCCGCGTCTTCGCCGACACCGACATCTTGGCGCAGGCTTCGGAACTGCGCTTGAGACCGCGCATCTTCGCCATGGTTTCTGGGCGGTGTTTGCTACCTCGAATCATGTCTCGTCTCCTGTTATACCCGATACGGCTTGCCCGAAGAAGTCACGAGTCGCGGGGCGACGGCCTTCTCGATGTCTGCCTTTACCCGCAGGGCAGAATTAACGATGAACTCGGGGGGCATCGACTGTATCGCCTCAACTACCGCCCGCGCCAGCCACTTCTCCAGGGCCGTCTTAGACGCCCGCCGGGCCAGCCTCACCGGGACGGGGATCCTGAACTGGACCGTCCAGGCCAGCGATGGTTCCGGCTTCACCACGGTAGATATATCTCCCCACTGTGGATGGCCTTGTGGCTGTCTGCGTTCTGGCAAAGGGCAAGGTTCTCAATACGATTATCACCTCGACCCCCAGGACCATGGTGGACTTCTTCCGTGGATAAAAGCACCCGGCCCATGTGCGCCTCCATCACGAGGCGGTGTTCGTAGACATAACCGTTAAAATGGGCACGCGGGTGCGTGGGGGAAGCAAGTTGGACGTAACCCTTACTATGAAGACACCTGCCGCCGTTCCATCTGGGATGTTTTTCGCCGCGAGTTGCCGCCGAAATCTTTGCGCGCGCTTCCGGCGTGTGCTTGTAACCAAGTCCGCGTATATTGCCCCGCATGGCCACGCGCATCTTGGCCCTGATTTCTGGACTCCTCACGTAAACTCCCTTAGGCATCTTTGTTTCTCATCTTAGTATCCAGGATACACCAAAGCACCGACCTCCGAAGCCCGATCACCTGACAGGCGAGTTCAAAATCGAAGAGTTTTAGACAATCCTCCGTGGAGTTGGCGGCAATGAACTCGGGGTCGAGTTCCAGCGTCATGTCCACCCGGAGAGGACTGTCTTCCGGCATCTTAGACCGCCCCGTTCTTTTTCGTTGTATAACTATACACGGCGTCTGTCGCGCTCAATCCGCCGATGACTACTAGCGTGGCGACGGTTGTCTTTTCCAGGTAGAACTGAATGAGGGCCGCGTCCCACTTGAACAACGGCTGGAAGACGACGATGGCAAAGCAAGAGATGAGCCAGATGAGGTAAATCTTGAGGCGGCGATTAGCCACCAGCGCATCTCCGTTAGCCATTATTCGACCCTTACTTCTTCATCAACTTGGCCGCGACGAGAAGGGCCAGGTACACCGCGACCGCGCCCAGGAGCGCGGACCCGAAGAGTTTGACCAGGTGCGCGTAGGTAACGAACCCGTAGACGGCGAATAGCGCACCCCAGCCCCAACGGATGCTTCTCAAGATGAATAATGCCTTGCCGAGAAAATCTTTAATCATGGCTTTCCTCCCACCTTTTTACGAATCCAAAGACCGAAGATACTTCTTCGCATCGTCCGAGACTTCCCTGTCCAGCCAGTCAGGAGAACCGCCGGTGCCCACATACCCGCCGCAAAGAAAGGCGTATACCTCTTCCGTCCCCACCCCAGCCTCTTCCGCCAACCGGGCAACATCCAGCGCCAGTGCGCCCGGCTTGCCCACCCTGCCACTTGGTTTCTTTGTCCCGTCTCGTTTATCAGACATTGTACCCCAGTCCTCCCTACCTATATTGTACCACACTCGGGGCATTTCTGTCAACCCACGTTTGGCCTTTTTGGGCCAATCGCGCGGCCAAGTGACTGATTATATTCGAGAAACTATTTTAAAAATAATTCTTTCAGGAGCCGATTTTCGGGGCCAGTTGGCACGCTTTTTCAAAAACGCCCACTTTCCCCCATATACCCGACACTCACCACGCGTCAACCCACGTTTCGCGCCGCCAGTTCCCTCTCCCTAATCCCTTCCTGCTTTCCTGCCCCTAAGAAATCGCTATAACAGCCTATTCACGCATCCGGTGGAGGACAGTCCTTCCTCATTCTACCCTATCCTACCCCCTTCGGGTGTTGGTGGGGGGAGGGGGGGAGTGGGAGAAGAGCAGAGAACTCTCAAGGATGAAGACTCTCTCAAGATGAATCAATACTGTGTGTGATACAGTATATAGCAAAGCAAGGTAGAGAGAGGGAGGACGATACCATCAACCCTTGAACCTAGACGGGTGCTAATCACTTGGCTGACAAAGAAAGAGTAAGACAGAAAGAAAGACTCTTCTCTTAAGACTATCTCACCCAAAGAGATAGTCTTTCTTACTCTTCTCTTAAGAGAAAATCTTAAGAGAAGAGAAGAAGAAGAGAAGAAAGAGAAGAGCGCCGCCGTCCTATTTTGAGGACACCCTGGCCGGACCGCGCCCGGCGAGCTGTGGCGGCGGAGGATCCTGGGGAGGGGTGAAGAGAAGACGGCCGCGCCGTCTGCCCGGACCGGGCCCCTGATTCGCCGTGACGCGCCTCGATTGCCCTAGGCTGAAGTCAATGGCGAGGGCGTGATATATCACGAACTATTTACAGATAACACTTGACAAGCGATGGTCAATGTCTTATATTATATACAGAGCCATAAGCCCATGAGAATCAAGGTTCAGAACATCCGCACGGGGGAAATCAGGTACATCACTAGGTCCGCCGGATATCCCGTGGAATTAGGGGAGGTATTTCGTCCTTTTGGGCCGCGAGGGACCCACGATGAATGGCGGGCGATATGGATAAGAAACGAAACAGAGGAAGAACATGGCCGAACTGGGAAGCACTGACGACAACGAACACGAACGATTAACCCCGTGGCGATTGTTGCCGCGATCACTAAGGTCAATCATCAACGAAATAACCTATATCCTTTGGGGTTATGTTAGGCCGTAAGTCCCGAGGCGAGAGCCCGGGCGGGCCGGAGGTCAATCAGATGGAAATTAAATTCACGGCTAAACGGGTTCTCCGCTATGAGTTCTCCGTTTTTGGAGAATCCAGAGCGGCTATCCTCAAAGACGTGGCGAGGATGAAGGCCGAAGAGAACAACATGGACGGCCGAGAACTCTTCGACACCATGAACACGGGGCGCGTAGTGTCGGACTCCATTGAGAAAGTCCAACGAGTCCATAATCCGGCTTGAGGTCAAATCAGATGAACCAACTCAAGCCCTTCAACGAAAGCCGAGAGAGTCAGGACGCCTACTGTCGCGGCTGTGTCCACGCCGACGCCTGTAACGTCATACTCAAGGACGGGGAGCAGTGCGGAGATCGGGCCGAGGCGATTCCCGAGGGATTGACGCCCGAGGACTGGGACGCCCTCACCCCGGCCGAACGGGACACGGCCCGGGGGCTGGACGAACTGACCAGCCTCCCGGACCCCGACGACGAAGAGGCGGCCGACTTCGACGCCCAGGTGCGCGACTGCCTCGCCCACTGGCCCGGGATTCAGGCCGTGGACCTAGACGCCTAACGCGGACGGGGCCGCCCACCGGGGCGGCTTAACGCGGCCTGGCCGGTCCGAAGCCCGGGCAAGGAGAAACAGACAGACAGAACGACAGCCGCGCCCCTGGCCGGGACGACCTCCCCCGGTCGGGGGCCACGCGGCCCACTAACAGGGGGTTAGCAGACGAGCGGCACGAACCGCGACCGCCAGCAAGGGCAGGCGGGGGACGGGGACAAGACGAGCGGACCCAAAGGAGGTCAAGATGGACAAGACGAAACACACGCCGGGGCCGTGGAAAGTCGAGTGGCCCTTCGAGGGCGGGGCCCTAATCACCGCCGATGACGGACACGGCGAGCTGGCCCAGGTAAAGACGCGGTATTCCAAGACAAATAATCTTGAGGAGGCGGAGGCTAACGCCCGCCTCATCGCCGCCGCGCCGGACTTGCTGGAGGCTATTTGTGACCTTGAATTGCGCATGACGCAAGCGGCCCTGGCTAGCGGTATTGGCCCCCGCAAGAATCACACCGATTTTCTGTTGGGGGAATTAGGACGCATGAAGGATGTTGCCCGCGCCGCCATCGCTAGGGCCAAGGGGGAGTGATGGAGACGGCTCTCATCGTCTGTGTTTTCGCCCTGCTCTGGGTTGTCATCGAGGACGCCCAGGCGGACATCTGGGGGAGGCGTAAGAAATGATACTAAAGATCATCCTGATCTGGATTGCGGCTGGCTGGACCCTGGCCCTCTGGCTGGGGCCGCGGCTCTACCCGAGCGGGGAAGAGGGAAGAGGCGATGAAAATCTATATTGCCAGCCATAATCAGGACGAGGGCCGACGGCTCAAGACTCTACTCCGCCGTGCTGGATACGTTGTAGTTTCCTCCTGGCTGACCGATAAGCGTTTTGGCCAGGAGAAATACACGCTACGACAATGCCGACAGATAGCTCGGCGCGATGTCCGCGAGGTACTTCAATGCGACCTCCTCATTTTGATGGCTGGGCCTGACCTTTACCCAGGAGGAAAATTCATTGAGGCCGGAGTGGCCCTTGGTAGTGGGGCACATCTTGTTGTCTTAGGA